CCCGCTGATGGAGGTGTACGAGTTGCTTCAGGACTAAACGAATCAGTGCTTCTACCGTACGTATCCGATCCCCGCATCGATTCAGGGCTGAAAGTGTTTTGAGTTGTGCCTGCGCCTGCTCGTTCAGCCATTGCCAGCATATTCTGATCGACAGTAGAACGACCCGTTGTGCCAGCACCCAGTCCCGTGCGATTCGCTTCAGGACTGGAAGGAGGGGGTGTTTGCGCTCCGACAGCGCGCCCCAATTCAGGGCTGAACGTGTCTGTAACCGTACCCGCACCCAAACCTCCACGCCCCATCTCAGGGCTTGTATTCGGTAAAGTGGTGCCAGAACCTAAATTCGTCCGCAACGCTTCAGGACTTGCAACTGGCCCAGCGCCGCCTCGGAGTGCAGGATCGCCCGCTGCGGCGGGCGACGCTGGCTGTGCGCGTGCCAACTCGGGACTAAAGGTATCTACGCTAGTTGTACCTGTACCCAACCCTGTACGAGTTACTTCAGGGCTAAAGGTATCAACAGCCGTGGGACTAGGACCACCACGCGACGCAGGATCGACGGCTGAACCCGTACTTGCTGGAGCGCGCGACGCCTCAGGACTGAAGACATTTACAGTCGTGCCACCACCTACCGTATAGTTTTTACGACCGCTCTTTGGCCCGCTTGGAGTCGCAACCTGCTGCGCAGCACGTTCCTGTATCGCTACTAACGTCGCATTTGCCGACTCGCCTGCCTCCGCGTAAAGCGAGTTTACATTAGCAAGCCCGTGCTTCTTGACTTTTTGGGCAAAGTTCTGATAAATTTGTTCAAACGAAGGCTTATCCAAACGGGTAAGCATCGGAACCTTACTTTTTAGAATTGCCCTAAAATCCATTTTCAGAGTATCCCTTGCAACGACTGGGTAACACCGAATCGGCGCAGCGCGTTAGCGATTTGGTCCGACATTGTGCCCCCATAGAACTGTTCCTCAATCTCCTGACGCTGACGGTCTAACTGGCGTCCCGCTTCCTCTGTTTGCGCCGCCAACCCATACCGTTGCAACTCTGCTTGCGCCGCACCTCGTTCACGACCGCGACTATGCAAACCAGAATCAACCATCCCGCGACGATTAAAAGTTCCTCCAAGAGCGCGTGCAGCATTTTGTGCCTGCTTATTGATATTGAATTTTCCGAACACGCTCTGACGTTGCAACCCTTCACGGGCACGCTGAATATCGTCAAAGCCGTAACCGTAATCGGTTACACGCCTCCCAATGCCAGAGGCTCGTGCCGCATTGTCACCGTAAGCCATAACTATTTAACCCCAAGTAATCGGAATGTTGCTAACCAAAACCTTCTTCGTGGCAGACGCATCCGTATCGTATGCAATCACATAATCTGTAAGGGCCGCTTCGGCCCCCAATGCTGTCAACCGACTCGCATCCACAACCAACGTAGCCGCACCAGAAGTGACCCCGCCATTCAAGCCACTCGTAGCAGCCGTAGTAATTCCAGTAATATCACCCTGTGGCGCCAAATCCGCTATCGACTGTGCAGTAACCTTCTTTGACGAATTATCTGTAACATCCTCAACAGCCACATAGTCGCCTGTGGCGACCGTGGCTGTACTCAATTCAGACAAATCCAAAGCCAACGCTACAGTCCCAGACGTACCACCACCCGACAAGCCATTCCCCGCCGTAACACCCTCAATGTCGCCCTCAAACGCTGACGACTGTTCAGAAGTTCGCTGATTTCTCATTATGTCGGTCCATAGTAGGTAGCGAATACAACCGAATCGGACGAACCGACCCGAATCAACTTCACGGCAGCCATATCGGTAAACAACTCAATGCTCGTATACGGAGCCAGATAATGCCCCACACTCGCCGTGGGAGTACCCCACCGTAAGCGCACAGGTTCCGCCCCGTTAGTCAACAGAGCAGAATAGATCGCTGACGGAACCGTCAAAGCGACAGCCGTTGACGAAACCGTCAACGACTGGTCGCTCTGAGCAACCCCAAAATCTGAAGATCGGTTCCTAAGGGACAATTAAATCCTCTTCTACTGTTGCACCGTTCATGCCTGCCAACTGCTCCTGTAATACAGCATTTTCGGCCCGTTTCACAGCGAGTTCCCATTCCAACTGTCCACGCTCCGACAGGTTCCGCAGAACATCTTCGATACCAATGCTTGTTTCCATTTTTAACTCCAAACGGCTGGCAAGTTTGTTACCAGCACTTTCTTTGATGAATTATCTGTCACATCCTGAATGATGACGTAATCAGTCAACGCTGCGTCTGTACCCAGCGCCGACAATTCCGACACATCCAGAGTTAACGTTACTGTACCAGACGTTCCACCACCTGACAGACCAACGCCTGCCGTAACCCCTGTAATATCGCCCGAAATGTTTTGCGAAATCTTTCGCAACTCATACTCAATCGAACGAGCATTAGCGCCTACGAAACGGTGTGTTGGAGTGTAGGTAGGCATTACGCCACCTCCGCGTGCCACTCCAAGTGGCGTTGCTGTGACGACCGTACTTCGCGTACATCGCCTTTCACTTCAATCACATCGGTTCCTATTGCTTCCAGTTTCGCTTGGTTCAGCGCATGTTGTTCCGTGTTTTCCCGCACAGTTTTGCGTACCAGATTGAACAGGCCAGTCACTATCGCTGCTGCTGTTGCGCCGATTGCTCCGACCCATTCGATACCCATTACGCGGCTTCAAGGGCTTCCAAACGGGCAGTCAACTCTTGTACTGCTCCAACCAAGTTCGTTGTAACCGCTGCCCACTCCACCATCTTGTAGTCGGAAACAACGGCCATGACGTTGTTTCCGTCGTCGTCTAGAATAGGTATCTGCTTATCGAACCAAACTGTGTTACCGTCCGCGTCTATTCGTGGAACCTGTGTCTCGTTGCCGTCCTCGTCAACCTCTGTATCAAACTGTTGCTGTGATTCGGTTGTAAACTGTTGCTCTTGTTCAATCACAGCATGAACAGACGCTGGCACATGCAACTCTGCTTCTTGGGCGACTAACCCCTGTCGGATGTCCCGATCATCGGGGTCGGCAATGTAACGGAAGTTCACAGGCCGCAACGCCGTAACCGCTGCAAGTGAATTACCAGAGTCGATGGTTTCAATATCGCGCTTCAACCGCTCATCAGATGGGGTGCCGAAGTAGGCGGTCGTTGTATCGCAATAGATGCCGTTCGTTAGCAGTCCAGTGTTGCGGGTAAACCGTGCCAGATAGTGATTGCTGGTGTCGTCGGAGGTCATAAATAGCCGTAGACACAGTTCTTCCTGAGTGGCATTCTTGACATCCAACGTATACGTCGCGTCATAGTCGGGACCGATACCCACTCGGCCAGCGCCATCTTCAATCGTCATGCGCGTTGCTTCATCCACCTGAAACTCAAGGTGACGGCCACCACTGTTATGGCCGATATACATAGAAGTGCCATCCAGAGCGACATACCCACTGTACCCGTTGCTGTCAATCCTGAGTTGGCCGTTAGCCCCACTGTCAGGTGTCATGTCAGTCCCGTTGTGCAGTATGAGTACGCCAGTACCTGATAGGGTCATCTGTTTAGCGATACCAGCATCGGCATTCGTCCAGAACTCCAGCGCCGTATTTGCATCGTCAGCCGTGCCCGACGACCACGTTCCATCCTGACGGGCGCGGATGCGGGCGGTCGTGCGGTACAGACTGTTCTTCTGACCCTCAAAGTCGATGTCGGCCAGAGTCTCCGTACCGCCACCCGTATCCATAGCGTTCGTGGAGGTGATCTGGTAGGTCGGCGTGTCGCCTTGCACATGGAGTTCGTGGGCGGGCGAGGTGGTGCCGATGCCGAAGCGGCCCGCAGTCGTAAAGGCAAAGCGGTTCACTCCACCTGTCTGGTCCCGCAACACCATCGAGTCTTGAATCGAACCGTTGACAAGCCACTTCCACGCCTGAGCGTCATTTATGATCTGGACATGGGCTGCGCCACCAGCAACCGTCGTTTGAACTGTCAAACCTCCACTGGACCCAGCCGTTCCTGCACCGTCAACGATCAACTCATCAACGTCCTCGTCCCAAAGCATGTACGCGGTGTCGGTGGCTCCAAAGAACTTGACATCGTGACCTGTGTCATTGACACCGACAGTTACCGTGCCGTCAATCTGGACTGCACCATCAATGTCTACAGCGTCAAGGTTTGTAGTGCCGTCAACGTCAAGATCGTCAGCGATTGTGACGTTACCATCTGCAATGTCCAACGCAGTATTGCCGTCAGTACCAGTAATCGTCAATTTCTCAGCGGACGAATCCCACACAAAACTGTCACCTGCGGTATCAGAATAGAAAGTAACATCCTCACCGTATCCATCAGAACCCACCGTCAGGGTGCCATCACCGATAACAACATTGCCATCAGAAACATCCAACGCCGTCGTACCATTCGCACCCTCAATGGTCAACTTGTTCGTATCGGCATCCCACTCAAAATAGTCACCTGAGGTGTCACCCCACAGTTTCACATCATGTCCAGCACCCGACGACCCCAACGTCAAAGTGTTGTTCAACTGAACAGCACCCGTCACAGTACCGCCCGTGAGTTGTAAAACTCCGGGCGTAGTGTTGACGAATGCTTCGATGTCGTCAAAGTTGGTGTTCATCTGCGAGGCAACGATTGCGGTGCCCGACGAGAACGAGTTCGTTACTCCTAATACTGCCATTTATCTACCTTAGTCGGCGTGGAAGGTACGTAAACGCTAAAGCGTTTACTTCCCACGTATGATTTGTCAATTTTGGACCGTCAATCCGCATACTTACTGCCTGCGCTGTCCCGATTGTCGGCAAACGCTTAACATCAGTCACAACTGCCTCTGCGTCAGCGGCCCACAACGCTAAAGTTGCTGAACCTTCGCCACTGTCATCCCACACGGCGGTGTTCCATACGGACGTTGAGTCGCGGCCCGCGACCACAACGTCGAATGTCTTATACGCCTGTGCCTTATCAAAGTCACGATAGACGCTTACACCCAACGTAATAGCCGATTTAGCCAATGTCACCATGCGGGCTTTGCCCCACCGTTTCTTAACAATTGGGTTCTTTGTCGTTATCCACGGGGTTGTAAAGTGGGAATCAATGTGGGCTTCTGAGGAGCCAAGGTAGCGGTCTGTAACCCGCGTATCATCCGCATCCATGTGAACAACGCTGCCTGTGTTTGTAACACAGCCACCGACTGCAATCGGAGTAGAGTTCGGAGGTCGATACGCATACAGCGGCCCCGCGTCAATATCTGTCGTCGTCCACGCACCACCCTCACCCAACGACGGATCGTACACTAATGTGCGTCGTACGGTAGCGGCCCCGCTGGCAGTCCAATCAACCGATACGTACAGACGGTTGTTGGCCCATGCCAACTGAGGCGGATTCGTAAACGTAATGCGTCCGTCGTCAATAGCGGGCTGCAACTTGTTGAACACCCAATGGAACCGTTCCCCGTCATACAGGTAGACGCCTTGATGTCCGTGCCATGTGAACACCCCGTAGGGGGTGGACACGGGGCTAGAAAGTGCTACTGAGCCGACTGAGTTCGATAGTTGAACTACTTGGAAAGAATCGGAGTCGAAGCCAAATACGGCATACGCACTGTTGTTCTTAAACACGACCAGACGGTCGCCGTGGGGAACCAACCCAGTAATGTAGTCACCGTGTTCGCCCTTATCAATGTCCACATAGTCGGATGCCGACCATTTTTCGGCATCGTTCAGGTTCGACCAACGCAGACGAAACTTTTCGCCTTCAATGTTGCCAACCCAAACAAAGTTGTTCCAGACTGCAATATACTGCGCCTTCGGCATATTCCCTGCCGAACCGTCAGTTGTAGTTCCCAAGTCGGCGTCGGTGGAACCATCCCACTTGAACGACACCTTGTCGTATGAGACACCGTATGCGATGTTATTGAACGTAACCCCGTATACGCGCGAACCCGCAGTTCGCGCCGTAATGTTCGTCAAGGCGGTAAAATTAGTGGTTGCAGAATGGGCAACGGCGGTACCGTAGTTGACCATCAACTGGTTTGTGGCACCGTCAGTATGGAAGCCCCAAATGCCCTTTACATCAGCACTCAAAGCCGTAGAGTTACGTCGGTCGATGCCGTTTCGCATGGCGACCCCGCCACGGGGATCGACACTGACGTTCATCATGTCGGGGGATTCGTTTTCGGCAAGGTCGAACTGATCTGCCCGCAAATTCAGGCCACCCGCAAATGATTCTAATGTCGCCAACCTGAAGTCGCGTTTAGCCATAACGAGTTACCAAACAATCCCACCCGTGCTTGCATACCGCAACGCCCCATACCCAGCCAAATAGCGG